CAGGGGGGGTAACCAGGGGGGTAATTCAGCCGGGGGTAATATTTGGAGGTGGTAAAAATGGATGAGCCAAACGAACCGAAAGCTAAACTCAAGTGGCATAATGCAGGTGGGGGTATAAGGTATTTGGAGCATCATTCCCGGATGTATCGCGGCGAGCCGGATAAATCATTTTATATCCGGTACAAAGTGAACGGAAAAATTATTCAAGAGCGCGTGGGTTGGGCGTCTGAGGGAATGAATGTCACTCAGGCCAAAACAAAACGTGATGAATGTCGCCTGGACCACTTACATGGAAAAAAAATCATTACCTTGAAGCAAAAGCGGGAACTGGCAGAGAAAGAGCGCCAAGAGGAAGAAGCCGAAAAAGAGCGCCTTCGCAAGGAAAGCTTAACGCTTGGCGAAGTCTTCGAGAAGTATCTCGAATCGGCCAAGACGGATAAAAAGACCTGGGATGATGATCTGTTGAACTATAAAAAACACTTGGCCCCCAGGTTTGGCGCGAAGCGCCTGGATGCTATCTCCGCAATGGACGTGAACCGCCTAAAGCAAGACATGACCAAAGGGAAGACTAAAGACGGCAAGCCTTATCTGAGCAAGCGGGGCAAAGTGTTTACTGCGGCCACTATCAAACATCAGCTTGTCTTATTGCATCGGCTTTACAAATTCGCTCAAGGCCCGGACTTCAAATATACAGGGCCAACCCCCTTTGACCATAAGCAGGTTGTTATGCCTCACCTGGATAATGAGCTTCCCAGGTTTTTGACTGAGGAACAGTTAGCGGCCCTATGGGACGCTATGGAGACGTGGCCGGATAAGGCGAGCGTGGGTTTTATCAAGGTTGCCTTATTCTGCGGAGTGCGTCGGGGAACACTGTTTACCTTGAAGTGGGAGCACATAGATTTTGAAAGGGAAATGATAACCCTGCTGATCTCACACCGGCGCAAGGGAACCGAAACGGTGATTAAGCGAGTCCCCCCGGAAGCGATTGAGGCTCTTAAAGCTGTACCTAAGACGGAATCACCCTATGTCTTTCCAGGCAAGAACGGCGGCGAGCGAGTTGATTTTAAAGGTCCCTGGCGGCGGATTAGGAAAGCGGCGGGGTTGTCCGATACCATCCGCTTCCATGATCTGAGGCACACCTTCGGAAGCTACCACGCCATGAATGGAACCGACTTGCAGGTTATCCAACAGTTAATGAACCATCGGGATTTCAGAACGACCTTAAAATATGCGAGCCTGGCCCCCAGTGTAGTCAATGCGGCAGCGGCCCGGAGTGGTGAATTGCTCTCGCCCAAAATTAAGAAAGAAGAAGCGATGGCGGAAAACGGGGGGTAGTTCGAAAATGAAACCTAAAATCCTGACTGCCATGCTATTGCTCTGTATTAGCCTTTGCGGCTGCGCGACCGGCCCCACGGTTCACCAGGCCGGGAAGTATATGTGGGCGGAAGGGGTGCCCGGCATGTTCAAGAATGAGGCTGACCTACAGGCCGCCCGACAAGAATACAGTTCGAGCGGCTTGGGCGGCCCCCCGGTCGTGTGGCAGTGGTCACCGGAAGGCATGGCGGTTTCCGCGGCGATTGCTAACGGAATCAGGGCCGCAAAATGCAGATGATCCCCTAAAACAAAGACTCTGTTACCCATGGCCCGGCGTTTCCCGCGTCCGGGCCATTTTTATTTTGTGCGACTAATGTCATTAGGTAATTTTGCAGAAATAATTAAATAATGCAATCAATTAGGTGATATGGGAAGAATGAACACGTATCCTATAATATGTATCATGTATAAGTAACATTCTTTGTCAACTAAAAAACAACTCAAAAGCAACTTGCAATCTTGATAATGTGATGTATTCTAACTAATAATTAAATTGCGGGAGGTCATGAGAATGCCACGGAAGCCTACAGTACAAGAGGTTATGTCGAAATTATATTTGTCTCCCGGTGATTTGGAAATTATGGGAGTGGTGGGATCGGCGAAGACTGTTTATAACTGGGTTTCTTCCGGCAAGAGTCTCATTCCTCATTACAAGTTCGGCCACAGGCGCTTATTTAAATTGAGCGATGTACTGGAATACTTGGAAAGGAAGAAAGTGACACCGGAAGAATAAATGAGCGGAGTCCCACTGGTGGGACTGGGGGTACTGCCAAATTGGCAGTACCATACTGCCATAATGGCAGTATCCCCCATGTAAGGTACTGCCAATTTGGCAGTCTATAAGAATATACCCTTACGGGTATATTTAAAGAAATTATAGAAGAAAAGCTAAGAAAGTATAATGGCAGCCGCCAGGCGGCATCTGCATCAAAAAAAACAGCAGAGCAAATTACAGGCAGAAATGAGCAAAATTCCATATCACCTTGGAACTGAGATTTCCGCCGCAATGAACCTGCTACCCCCGTTTTACCGGAAGTGTTTCAAAGCCCTGATTGAGGGCGGCGGCCTTGATATGTTAATTGGCAGCCTGGCCGCCGATGGCGGCGACAGGAAGTCCTTTTCATGGGAAGCCGCCGCGGTTGTTCTCAGGCATGTGATTTACCGGACGCTGGTTTTTGAAAAGCCGGTGGAATTCATCCGCGTCCTGGACATTGTGAGGGGTAAACCCGCCATCGGTATTGGAGGTTGTGGGCTGGGAGAGCGCACAATCGCCCGGATACTTGCTTCTCTTTCTGAGTATCACTACCTCATAAAGGTCCGCCTTGACCCGAAAGTTGCCATCACGCCGTTGTACGGGATCAATTTGCCAGGATTTCTTCAGCTAACCAAAATGCGGTGGGAAGAAGCCGTAGTGTCGGAATTGGAAGCCAAGGACTCATCCTGGAACGCCCTGGACGGGGTAGAGTTCAAAACCAGAGACGATTTTGGGGGGTACCTCCCACTTACAAAAGAGTTCAAATCAAAATTAGCAAGATTTGGGTATGGCCTGATAGAAGACTGTGTGAATTTTCTTGAATTTTATAAACCGGCGTTCGACTTCCTTCGACGCCAGGGACCGGTTAAGGACTTTGAGGGTTTCTTAAAAGAGCTTCATGAACTGCTTCCTAAAGGGCGGCACTTGCAGGAAGTGCATGGACTGATTGTTATGAACCCCCACAGGTGGTAATCAAGTGCAAGCAGTTATAAATTGGGATAAATCGGGCAACATATCGAAACTGCTTGCAAAATAAAATAAGGGGGGAAAGCAAAATGGTTGTCGTTCCAAGTACGGGAGCAGAGTTGCGGGAAGAGCGGCCAATGGTGGTCAAAATCTTGACCCCGGAAGAGCGGGCGGTCTGGCAAAAATTACGGGCCAATTCCAGGCGCGGGCCTGGTGGTTGTCGGCTGTGGACTGGCCACACAGATCAGCGCGGGTACCCGCTTGTGAGTCTGGACGGCCAGACTCATCGGGCCGCCCGTGTCGCGTATGAGCTTCACCGTGGGCCGATCCCCGAAGGTTACGACGCGCACCATGTATGCGGCTGTAGGAGCTGCGTTAACCCCCGGCACATAGAGCCTATGGCCCATGGCCCTCATTTGAGGTTGCACGCCGCCTCGGGCGCATGGGCGGGGGAGCGCAACAGCCAGGCTAAATTAAGGGAAGAAGAAGTTCTGCATATTAAGATGGTGAAGGGAATGCTCCCCGCCTCTACAGTGGCCGATTATTTCTTTGTGGCGGAGAGCACCATACGTGCCATTTGGGAGGGGCGGAGTTGGCGTCATGTCATTTTGGGGGGCTGCTGCGAAGTGATGGAAGAAACCCTGGACTTATTAGAGGACATTCAACAGGAACTTCGTGAGCGGGGATTAAAACAACCGCCCCAAATTGAATACTATATCACCCTGGCCAGGGCGTGCGCCGGTCTTTGATGAAGCGGGGCGGCGGGAGGGAGGATAACCGGATCATAGCGTACACCCGGCGGGGAGGGGGAGAAGCAATGAGAGCTAATCCAGACCGTTATAACAGAGAGGGGAGAGACAGACTCGCTATGAACCTGGGAACCCAGGCCCCAAGGCGGTAAACCGGGCCAAAGGCCAGGTTGACAGCGTAGAGACAAATTGGGAATATCAACCGTATAAGGGCCGAACAGGCACAGAATATCAGTACCACTTTTTTCCAGGGGAGGAAGGTCTTTTTAAACCCCAATCTGAATAGAGCAACTGATTCATATTCAGGGGGTCTATGAAAGAGAAAGTGGCTAATTTTCGGCTTAATCTGGTAGTAGGTATCATGGATATGCAGATATTACCCACTTAATTAGCCCCCCAAAGGGCAAAACAACTTGACAGGCCATGCTCTTTAGTAGTATAGCCTGACCATATAGCGCCGGGAGTGCGGCAGTCAACAGGACCTAAAATCTTCCTTCCTGGGTTCCTGTCATAGACCCGATTAAGGCTCACATCGCCTGAAATCCCCACTGAGTTTTCATCATTGCCACAGGGCAACTTTGCCTTTGTGGCGGGGGTTTATTGTGGGCCGTACCAGGTGGAAAGACCGCGATCCCGATTGGAAAGACCCTAACACCGGCCAGCCGATCTATGACCGGAAGGCACGGGTCTGTATTTGGGCTGAAAAACTCAAAGCTGAGTTCTTCCCCGCCCGGAAGCCTACCCAGACGCAACGCCTGCAAATCGCCGCCGCGGTTGTGCTTATCCTTGAGCTATCAGCCGCCCATGAGGGCTTCATTTCCGGGAAGCCTATCCCTAAAGACTACCTCCCCAAGCTCCATGCCCTACGCCACATCCTGGTGGGCTTCCGCCCCAAGGTCGCGAAGGGCAAGGCCGTCCCAAAAGACGCCCCAAGCCTGGCCGCAATCCTGGGGGGCGAAGCATGATCCCTTATCAGCCCCTCTTTTTGGCCCCTGACCCGGCTTCCCGCCAATTCCAACCCGGCAACCCCGGCGGCCCTGGCCGTGGCAACCGGCGCGACCGGGACGGGGAGATTCTGGCCAGGTGGAACGCCCCCGGCCCCTATGGATTTTGGAACTGGGTTGCAGACGTTCAGCCTTGTGTCTTGCAGCGCAATAACCAATATGCGCCATGGGAGCCTACCCAGGAGCAAAGGGGGGCCATTGATGAAATCCTGGCCACAGACGAAAGCGGGCGGTTTCTGCATAGCCTATCCCTGCTTATTGAACCCAGGAGACACGGAAAAAGTACAACCTTCGCCCTGGTGGTCTTATGGCTCACGACTTCCCGGCAAAATCACGTAACCCAGCTTTTAGGCAACACGGCTGACCACTCCCGCCGCACTCAGTTCAGGACCCTAAAACGGATCATCGCCAACACCCCGCGTCTGGCCCGGCTGATCCCGGAAGAGTTTATTTTTGTCAATGAAATCACCTTCCCGCCCCTGCAATCGGCTATTCAGCTTGGGGAGGGGTTGAGCCTGTCATCGGCATTCGGGGACCGGCTTAACTGCCTGTGGGTTTCCGATTTCCACGCCTCCCCCGATCTTGGCCCCTTTAACGCTTTGCAGGCCAGCTTATTAGACAGTGAAAATTCTCTGATCCTCCTGGACAGCAACGTTGACGTTGACGGCGGGCCTGTCCATTCCCTCCAGAAAGAAGCGGAAGCAGACCCCACCATTTTTTGCCGCCATGTCTGTTATCGGGATTGGAGAGAATTTGAAGCCAAGGCCCCGGCCTGGATTGACCGAAACCGAGCTAAGAGGCTGATGAAAACGGGCCTGGAGCCGGATTGGAAAAGAGACCTGCTGGGTTTGCGGTCACAGGCCCGCAACAGCTTGTTCACTCTTGCCGATATTCAGGCGGCGAAAGAACCATACAAAATCCCTGTGGCCGATTTACAGGCGCTTACAAACGGCAGAGCACACCGTGTCGGGGCGGGCCTGGACCGGGCTAAAAATCTATCCCCGGTTTTGGGCGGTGATAGCTCAGTGCTGGTGACGGTTGCAAAAATTGCCTCACTGGAGACAGGCGAGCCGATTTATTACGTTCTGGACATGACCGTTTTCACCCTCAACACCGGGAGGGCCATTAAGAAGGCAATTCTCCAGGCCCATGAACGATACAAATTGACGAATATCATCTGTGAAAACTATGAAATCGTCGATGTTTTACCATTTCTGGACAGCCAGGGGATACCTCACGAGGTTTTGACAGCATCTGAGCGGGCGCAACATTCGAGTTTCGTAGAATTGGCGAGAATTTTCCGGGAAGGTCGAATCAAATTCAGCCATGAATTGAAGGTCCTGGAGAACGAACTCAAGAACTTTACCTTCACGAGTGGCAGGGCCGGGCGATATTCCTTCGGCGCAGCCTCAAGCAAGCTGCACGATGACTGCGTATACGCTTTGAACTGGGCAGTCTATTCACTCCGTGAGCAAATCCTACACGCTTATGTCCTGGGAAGCTTCCAGTGCAAGAACAAGAGTCCCCGCCGTCAACTCTGCTACCTCATGGGCGGATCAAAACAACTTTTATGCGCCGATTACTGCCAGGCCCATAAGCAGGTGGAAGCATTCTTTCAAGAGTTCAAGAAAATCCGCTTAGACGATGATCTGAACTTGCAGGAATTCTTTGAAAGCAAGGTCAGATTTGACGGGGCCAGGATTTACCAGGCCGCATAAGGGAAAAACCATGCTCTTTGCCAGCCAAGTCCCCATAGTTTTTAGCCGCCTGAACCTACAGGCCGACAGCGCGACTTCCTTGGCGCGCAAGACAGAAACGGCCAAGCGGCTTGATTATTTTCACGATAGCCAGCTTGACCACCTGGAAACCCGGCTTAATCAGCTTTTCTCCGATCCTTCCGCCATGGTCAAGGTGTGCCTGAACGTGGTTCGAAAGGTGATTGTTAATCTTGCCCAGGTTTACCGGGAAGCCCCCACCAGGCTAATTGACGGGACCGATAGCGATAAGGAGCTTTACACCGGGATTGTTGAATCAATGGCCCTGGACGTGAAGCTGAAGCTGGCCAGCCGGTACGCCAAGCTCTTAAAGACGATCCTGCTCCGCCCGGTTTGGCGCAACGAGCGGCTGGACCTGGACATATTGACCGGCAATATCCTGGACGTGGAAACCGGGGAAAGCCCGGAAATCTTGTCTAAGGTCCTGGTTACTGATTTCGGTACCTCTGACAAGATTGAAGAGGTTGAGTATTCCTACTGGACGCCGGAAACCTGGGAAAGATTGAATTACAGGGGCCAGACGATTGAGGAAGCCGCGAACCCTTACGGCGTCCTGCCCTTCCTTTCGGTTTTCGATTATCCGCCGCCCTCTTCAAACTTTTGGCTTCCGGGTGGAGACGATCTTATCTCCATGCAGGAAGCCGTTAACCTGAAGCTGACTGATCTTCTCTATCTCTTGTCAACCCAGTCCTTCGGCGTCGGCTACATCAAGGGCGGTCAAGGCGGCGGGTCCTTGAAGGTTGACCCCGGCTCCCTGGTGGAACTCCCTGAAAATGGAGAAATAGGGTTTGCGAATCAACAGGCCCGGATTGAAGAAGTGGTGGGGGCCATTGACAAGCTCATCAAGTGGGGTTGTGTCAGCCATGGCCTATCCGCCGCGTCCATGTCAACCGATCCCCAGGAAGCAAGCGGCCTGAGCAAAATTGTTGACACCCGCGAGCTGGCGGAAATGCGGGCTGAAGACGTGGCCCTGTGGCGCTCCTATGAAAAGCGGCTTTTCTCGCTTATCCGCACGGTATGGAACGCCCATTCGCCAAGCCGGAAACTCTCAGAATCGGCCACGCTCAACATTGACTTCGCCGATCCGCGCCCCGAAGTTGACCCGAAATCCCAGGCGGAAGCTTGGGAGAAGCTGTTAGGGTTCGGCGTTATCAGCCCCGTAGATATAGCCATGCAACAAAACCCGGACCTGAAGACCCGTGAAGAAGCCCTGGCGTATCTCCTTCAGGTTCAGGAAGAAAGCCGGGAACTGAACTCCGGCAAAAGCGTTTTGTAACCGAAAAATCCGCCCTCCCAGGCGTTAAATGGAGGTTCAAGAAATGGCCGATACCCCGAATGACCAAAATACCCAGGATCAGCCCGCCGGGAACGCACCCGATAAAGGCGATGGTAAGGACCGGGCGGATCAAAACCAGGAAAAGACCGTCCCCTATGCCCGCTTTCAACAGGTGAATGAGGCCAAGAAACAGGCGGAAACCGAGCTTCAGGCCGTGGCGGACGGTCTGAAAGAAGAAGTGCCGGAAGAATTCCGGGATTTAATCCCCGACATGCCGCCCGGCCAGCAAATCAAGTGGATTCGCCAGGCCCAGGCCAAGGGGATTTTCAACCCGCCCAAGGCGGACGCCTTGGATTCCAAACGGCCCGGTGACAAAAAAGTGGCGGACCTTAACGCCATGACCCCCCACCAAATGCGCGTGTCGGGGTACAAAACTTAAACGAGGTGAATCATGTCTCTGACTTTGCTTGAAGCTGCGAAACTCTCACAGACCCCGTTGCAGCGCGGGGTGATTGAAGTCTTCCCCCGGACTTCCCCGATCCTGGAACGGTTGCCCTTCCGGGACGTGGCGTCCGACTCCTATAAGTACAATCAGGAAGAGGCCCTTCCGGGTATCGCCTTCCGCGGGATCGGCGAAGGCTACACGGAATCAACCGGGGTAATCAACCCCATTACCGAAACCCTGGCCATTATGGGCGGCGTCTCCGATGTTGACCGGGCCTTGGTTAAGACTCAGGGAAACATCAATGACCTTCGGGCCATTCATGACGGACTGAAGGCCAAGGCCGCGGCCCTGTTCCACTGCAAACATTTTT